GGTTGAATGCTAATACCTATGTCAATGTTGACCTTTACAAGAACGGTCAGGTTGGAACTTTACACGGTGTCCGCTTTGTTGAAACAAACAATGAGATTACCGAAAGCTCTACCGCTACCGTTTATCATACCTATGTGTTCGGTAAGAATGCCTATGGTGTGTTAAATCTTGCTGGTCAGCCTGATAAGCGTATTATCGTTAAGACCCCTGGTGCTGGTGATACCTCCAATGCTTTAGATATGTATTCTACTATCGGTTGGAAGGCTTCATTCGTTGCTAAGGTCTTGAACTCCGCCTGGGTGATTGTCATCAAGAGTGGTGCTACTGCCTAACAGTTTAATTAAATAATTGTTCCCGTTCGGGTTATCAGTTCTCGCCGATAAACCCGAGCGTGGCGAGAAAGCAATATGAAAAAAAATGAATTAGAGCTACGGCTCAAAGAAATTGACGAGAATATCGTCATCAATGACCTTTCAAAATATGATGTCAACGATGTTTGCGAGGTTGCCTATAATTACAATGGCAGGTCAATTAACATTTGTGCCTGCCCAGCTAATGAAATAAAAGAAGAGTTTGATAAAAACTATCAGGACGAATATGGCAGACCACACAGAACATTGGGCGAGGTTTTATCGCTCGTTAATAATTTTATGAACCGCTGGAATAATGAACCAGACTTTAAGGAGCTTATGACTTGCGACGATAAAGATTTATGAAAGTTCTTTTCACAAATAGACCAAAAAATGCTTGGATTGGTGGTGATTATGTTCAGATGGAACGCACTGCTGAAGAATTAGGAAAAATTGGTGTTGAAGTAGAAATTATTGAGAGCGGATTATTAAGACCAGCCATTAGAATTAGAGAGTTTGATATTGTTCATAACTTCAATTTTTCAATGGAATGGGCAGTCTATTCTTGCTGGATGGCTAACCTGCACAAAAAGCCGTGGGTAAGCTCTATGATTTATGCCGAAACAGGAGAGTTCGTTGATTATAAGAAGCAACAGGTAATGCTAGATAACTGTTCTGCCGCTATTTTCTTAAATCAAGGAGAAATAGATAGGGTTAAAAGACAGTTGAATCTAAAAGACGAGATTGCTCATATAATACCTAATGGAATTGATGACTTCTGGTTCAAATCAGTCAGGTCAAAGAACAACTACGGAGATTATGTCTTATCAGTTGGTAGAATAGAAAGGTTTAAGGGTCAACTAGCGGTAGCCAAAGCCTGTAAGCAACTAGGACTAAAGTATATCTGCGTTGGTGAAAGACTATACGAGGATTATGCCAAAGAAGTAGAAGCCCACGGTGCTATAATCTTGCCACCTATGGGCAGAGAAGAACTGATTAAGATGTATAAGCACGCTAAGGTTATGGTCTTGGCTTCAAGGGCTGAATTGATGAGCCTAGCAGTAATGGAAGCTATGGCACAAGATTGTCCAGTAGTCCTGACAGACCACAGTGAATGGAAACCAGATGATGTATCACTTTGTGAGTTTGATAATATAACCAGCATAAAGAAAGCAATCAAGAAAGAATACGGCAAAGAGGTCAATCACAGCAAGGAAATTAAGAAGTATCGCTGGGAAGAAGTAGCTAAATCATTAAAAAAGCTATATGAAAATATCTGTCCTGATACCAACATTTAACCGCCCAGACTTCATTGTTAAGGCGGTTGAAGCAGTCTTAAATCAAGACTATCAAGACTTTGAGATTATAATCAAAGACGGCGGTGAATTTATTGGACACCTACTGCCAAAAGATGATAGAATTAAGTATATCTGGAATAAAGACAGAGGGATTACAGACGCAATGAACCAAGCAATGAAGGCAGCTACTGGAGATGTCTTTGTATGGGCTAATGATGATGACAGAATATCTGAGGGAACACTAAAATTCGTTAGCGAAAATCTTGGAAAGCATAAGTGGGGGTATGGCTACATTGAAATGGTCAGAGGAGATGCTGGAATTCTTTGGGGTGAAGAGTGGGATTACTCAAAACTCCTAAGAGGAAACTTCGTTCCACAGCCATCAGTTTATTGGACAAGGGAAGCCTATGAGGCGGTTGGTGAAATGGATGAAACCAACGACCTAGTGTCTGATTATGAATACTGGCTAAGGCTTGGAAGTAAGTATAAACCAGTTTTTTGGAACAGAATTATGGCCTATTATACCATACACCCTGAACAAATCACCCAGAAAATAGGTGATGAACAAATGAGGCAGGCAAGAAATGTAATGATGAAGTATGAACTGTCTGCTCGGTAGAAACGGATTTATAGGCAAGGAGCTTGCCAAAAGGATTGGTCAGTTTGAGACTACTCCGCACAAAGACTCAAACATAATCTATTACTTTGGAGCTCCTTCGTCTATAACATTATTTAACAAGAACATAGACTACTGCTTTAGAGAAACAATCGGGACTTTCCTTGAACTAGCCAGTCTGGTCAAAGATAACAACATTTATCTAGTCTATCCGTCAAGTGCTACTGTCAATAACAAGAACAACAGCTACGCTAGATGTAAAGCCTGCCTAGAAGAAATACACCAAGCCTATAATCTAAACGCTTTAGGATTAAGAATAGCGGCCTCATACGGACCAGGCGAAGACCACAAGTCAAACTATGCGTCAACAGTCTATCAGTGGTGTAAGCAAATGAAAGATGGAGAACGCCCAGTAATCTGGGGAGACGGAACACAGACAAGAGATTTTATCTATATTGACGATGTAATAGATAACATAATGGAACTGGTAGAGAAACGGGCAACTGGAATATACGAGATAGGCACAGGGGTTAATACCAGCTTTAATGAGATAATCAAGACGATTAACAAGGTATTGGGAACGAACATTGAGCCAGTCTATATTGATAAGCCAGGCAATTATATCCAAGACACCCCAGTTAAAGGCGTTAAGTGTAAGGTAAGTTTAGAAGAGGGAATTAAAAAAATCATTGAGTCTTTATGAAAGTAGCTTTTATAGACAATTCCTGGAACAATACAAAAGATAATAATTATAGTGGCGTTGGTTATTATAGAATAGTCCAGCCAGCCAAATACATTAAGAAGCACGATGTTAAGGTAATCGGAAATAACATCAAGGACTACGGTGGAGAAAATGTCTTAGAGCAGATTATTAAAGACCACGATATTATCGTAACTAAGGCGGTTGATAATCCGACAGCGGCCTCACAGATAGCATTTTTTAAAGAGCATTATAATAAGAAGCTGGTCATAGATTTAGATGATAATTATTTTGAGGTTAGACCAGACCAGCCAGGATATAAGTGGTATTATCCAGGTAGCCAAAAAAGAGCAATCTTGTCAGCATATCTATCTTTAGCTGACCACCTGATAGTTTCAACTCAGCCACTAGCTGATTATCACAAGGAGTTTTTCAAGAAAGTATATAAGCAGAATACCCCGATAACAGTATTGCCTAACTTTAACGACCTAGACGAGTTCAGATACAGATATAAGGGTAATCAGAACCAGAGAATGATTAAAATCGGTTGGCAAGGGTCAACAACTCACTTCTCAGACCTGTTAATGGTTATGCCAGCAATCAAGAAGATTATGGCCAAGTATCCGAATGTCTGGGTTGACTTTATGGGAGGGATTGAAATAAATCAGGTTAGAGATTTGTTCGGTAAGTTCCCTGATGAGATGTTTAGACGGGTATCAATTGTAGGTGGAACGCCAAGCTGGTTAAATTATCCTTGGAAGCTGTCAAAAACTAAATGGGATATTGGTATTTGTCCGTTAATTGATGATGAATTCAACAGAAATAAGAGCCACATTAAATGGATGGAATACGCAGCTTATAAGATACCATCAGTCGCCTCAAAGGTTTATCCGTATTATAAAGATATTTTAGGAATTAAAACAATTCAGCAAGGAAAAACTGGCTTTTTAGCCAGAACAACAGATGATTGGATTAAATATCTTACACTTTTAATAGAAAACAAAGATTTAAGGAAAAAAATTGGTGAAAATGCCTACGAAGATATTAAGAAAAATTGGCAGATGAAAGATAATGCTCACTTATACGAAGATTTATTTGATAAAATCATATGCAATTCAACGACACAACCAATAAAAACGGAATAATCCAATTAACTGAGGACTATACAGACCTCGGTGATGGTTATATTTCAGGTGATGCCACAAGATTAAAGAAGTTCACTGCCTGGGCTAATGAAGTATCAGATGATATTTGGTTTAATATCTGGTCATCTATGGGTGGTTGGCAATGGGACGACAGCAATAAAGCCGATTTACCACAGGCAACAATCGATTTAGTATCAAATCGGTCTAGATATGGCATACCAACAGATGCTTTAACTATTAAAAGAATAGAAATTAAAGACGAAAATGGTAATTGGATTAAACTGAGACCATTTACTAGAGAAAGAGAGGAAATTGCTATCTGTGATTTAGAAACAAGGTCTGGTTGTCCTAATTATTATTTTTTAGTAAACGATACTATTGAATTATATCCAAAACCAAGCTATAATTCAGTTAATGGACTAAAGGTTTATTTTGATAGGGCTAGTGTTTCATTTTCTTCAACCGACACAACCAAAACACCAGGAATTGCTTCACCTTTTCACGGATTATATCCGCTTGGTATGGCTATTAAGTGGCTATCAATTAAGCAACCGAACGCACCATCGCTAGTTGTCTATAAAAATGATTATAGAGAGCAGATGGAAGCCCTAAGAGAGTATTATGCTAAAAGGTGGGAAGACAATACTCCCGTAGTCTTAACAACGACTGTTCAAAACTTTGAATAATATGGAGTTCACACCACAACAAATTAAAAGACTGGAGAGAATAGCAAGGATTGAGAAAAACCCTACTCTTGAAATTGTTGATGAGTTGTCTAAAGTCAAGAATGTCTTAAAGAAAGTCAGCAACAAAGAGGTCATCTTCCCTGAACAGCGAGAAGAAATCACAATTTCTAATCCAGAAGACATTAAAAACGACATAATTGACGCCATTAGTCAAGTTAAGGGTATAGTAGAGAAATACATAGCCTCTAAAATGGCCGTAGACGCACAAAAAGAGTCTAAGATGGTTAAATATACCACCGACAAAGAAAAATCGCTTGGTGAGCTAAAAATAGCCATAATTGAGGCCATACAGAACCTAGCTGAGAATATCCCAGAGCAAAAAGACTATTCTGGACAAATTAAACAGATTTTAGACAGTTTGACTGGCAAAAAAGAGTTAAATCTAAAATCACTAGAAGAAGGACTTAATAAAATCTTAAAAGCGGTTGATACTCCAGATTTTTTAAATGACATTGTTGAGTATAATCGTGTTAAGGTTTCCTTATCAGACGAGCAGATTAAGAAATTGGGCAAGTCAATGTCGGTTTCAGTCGGAGGTGGTGGTGGTGGAAGTGGATATGTAAAAAACACTCTAGGTAATAACATTAACCCAGCCACCGAGGAAACTATTCAGTCAATAGCAGGTCTAAACATCCCTAAGCACGATACTGAAAAACTCGTCTATACCGACGGCGTTCTAACTTCTATCGTCTATAAGTTAGCAGGAGCAACGGTGGCTACAGAAACACTAATTTATACAGATGGAATATTTACTGGTGTAACAATATTATAATATGGAAATAGTAAAACTAATAGACAACCCAGTTCATCTTAACTTCACAGGAGGAATAACGCCTAAAGGTGTTTATGCTGCTGATGTTACATATAACACTGGGGAAAGCGTTTCTTATCTTGGTTCTTCTTATGTTGCAATTCAAGAGT